CCCAATCTAGTAGATAACGCAGCAGTATCTCGAACCAAGAAGAAGTAGGAGACATAGGTGGCACTAGGACAATATGGCACAACGTTATTAGATGAACTTAATCGTTTGGCTAATGGTGGCACCTATCGAGCACCAGGCGAGATGGTTGGTGAGGCACTTGCTGCTCGTCAATGGGCAGTTGCACGTTCAGTATCTACAAACTTAACAGACACAGTGGGAGTATTAAATGAGATTGCGGGTACGACTACTACTAATCGTCTTGATTACAACGGCGTATGTAACCTCATCGCTGGTACTTTTCAACTACCTGCAGCGCAAGCTCTCAGAGCGGTGTCATCTTGAGTGCTAAATATAACCTGGTCTGTGACCAAGCAACCACATTTAACTTTCAGTTCCAGATACTAAACGACCAAACTCCTTGGAGTTTAGGTGGTTACACTGGCACTATGACTGTTAGACCATTCGTTGGTGCATCTACTACAACAGTAGTTGCAACCACAGAAAATGGTGGTATGACTTTAGACCAATCAACAGGTCGAGTCACAGTCACATTTAGCGCTACAACTACAGGCGCTATTGCAGCAGGTCGTTACTCATATGACCTAGTACTTACATCTGGTGTAACAGTTACCAGAATTTTAGAAGGCAAATTTATTGTGACAGGAGCTGTAACTACGTGAGCACAATAATTGTTATTGAAAACATTACGCCACAAGTGGCGGTAGAACTTTCGCAAGATCAAGGACCTCAAGGCGGCCAAGGTGCAACTGGCCCAACAGGACCTTCTGGTCCTGCGGGAGCAACAGGACCAGACGGTGCTACAGGTGCAACAGGTGCAACTGGCGCTACTGGTTCTCAAGGAGCAACAGGTGATACAGGAAGTACTGGGCCGACTGGCCCAACGGGTGCCACGGGTCCTAATGGAGCCACGGGTGACACAGGACCTACAGGCCCAGCGGGAGTTACGGGAGCAACAGGTCCAGCAGGACCTACAGGTGTTACAGGAGCAACGGGAGATACTGGACCTACGGGACCAGTTGGAGCAACTGGAGCAGCAGGAGCTACAGGTCCGACAGGACCTGAAGGAGCGACTGGCCCACAAGGTGCCACAGGCGTAACAGGTGCTACAGGTGCCACTGGCGATACGGGTGCAACAGGACCCGTCGGTGCTACTGGTCCAGTAGGAGCCACAGGCCCACAGGGTGTGACTGGAGATGTCGGACCAACAGGTATAACAGGCGCTACAGGCCCCACAGGGGCTACAGGACCCATTGGAGCAACAGGTCCTCAAGGTGTTACAGGAGATATTGGTCCGTCAGGACCTGCTGGTGCAACAGGCCCAGTAGGTGCCACGGGACCGCAAGGAGTTACAGGTGATATTGGACCTACTGGTGTTACTGGTGCCACTGGCCCTATCGGGGCTACTGGTCCTGCTGGTGCAGATGGAGCAACGGGACCTACAGGTCCCACAGGACCAATCGGTGCCACTGGACCAACTGGTCCAACAGGTGCGACTGGAGCGACAGGCCCAGGAGCAGATGCCATCCCCGTAGCCTTATTCTTGGGTGGTATGTAGACTTCTCGTATGAGATTTCACGTTATCAGCCTGCCCCATACACAGACAACTAAAGATTACGTCAACTGCGCTTATACCGAAAAGGTTAGACGCTTTTGTATAATGATGAAATCACTAGGTCATACGGTTTACCTGTATGCAAGTGAAGATAACGAAGCACCAGTAGATGAGTTAATTACCTGCATTACTAAAGAGCAACAGCAAGAGGCTCTAGCAGGTAAGCACTTTACTGAAGCTGCGTTCGATAATAGTTTACCTCACTGGCAGATCTTTAATGGCAAGGCTATTGAAGAGTTAGGCAAGCGCCTAGAGAAGAAAGATTTTATCTGTCTTATCGGTGGAGCATCACAAGAACCTATTGCTAAGGCTTACCCAAGCCACATCAGCGTAGAGTTTGGTGTTGGTTATGGTGGAGTATTTAGTAAGTTTAAGGTCTTTGAATCATATGCTTGGATGCACAGCATCTATGCAATGTTTAAGAACCCTACGCTAGTAGATGGCAACTTCTATGATGCGGTTATACCTGGTTACTTAGAACCAGAGATGTTTCCGCTACAAGAGAAGAAAGAAGATTACTACCTTTACGTTGGACGTATGGTAGATCGTAAAGGCATTATCGTTGCTCAGCACGTTTGTAAAGAACTTGGCTTGAAGCTGATAATGGCAGGACCTGGCAAAGACCCAAAGATTGAGTATGGCGAATGGGTAGGACCAGTAGGTCCAGAAGAACGAGCAAAGTTAATGGGTGGTGCTATTGCCTTATTTGCACCAACGCTATACATAGAACCTTTTGGTAACGTCGTTATCGAAGCACAGACCTGTGGAACTCCAACGATTACCACAGACTGGGGAGCATTTACAGAAACTAATCCACAAGGTGTTACTGGATATCGTTGCAGAAATGCAATGGAGTTTGCAGTAGCAACAGAGTGGGTTAAGGACTTAGACCCAGTAGCAATACATAAGAGAGCAGTAGCGTTGTATTCACTAGATGCTATTGCACCACAATATGAACAGTATTTTGCACGACTGCTAACTCTATGGGGAGATGGCTGGTATGAGAGGAAATAATGCCAACGCTGAATGAACTGGTAGATGAAGTAAAGGCTAACCTTCAAGGTTACACACTTCGTCAGGACCGCATTACCTATGTTGCTAACCCTTCAGGGCTAACAACAACATCTACTGAGATCCTTGTAGGTAGCCAAAACAACCTTGCTAAAGGTGTCATCGAGATTGATGACGAACTACTCTGGATTGATTCATTCGACAAGGCAAGCAATACGCTCAATGTTATTCCAGGCTTTGGTCGTGGATACCAGGGAACTACAGCCGCGCCTCACTCACAGTACGCACAAGTAACTTTGTCTCCAACCTTCCCACGCAATAACATCAAGAAGGCTATCAACGACACAATCAACAGCTTCTATCCTAAGCTCTGGATTGCCTCTGCTTATACATTTACCTTTAACGCATCTCAGACTACATACCCATTGCCTGATGATTGCGAAGATATCTTGTTTATCTCTTGGCAGACAACAGGCTCTAGCCAGGAATGGCTACCAGTAAATCGCTGGCGCTTAGATGGTATGGCAAATGCTGCTACCTTTAATACACAGAATACAATTAACATCTATGAGAACGTACAACCTGGTCGTACAATTCAAGTTTACTATACCTCAACGCCGAACACTCTTGATGCAAACACAGATGATTTTGCTGACGTTACTGGTCTACCAGATTCTTGTAAGGATGTTGTTACTCTCGGAGCAGCCTACAAGTTACTCTCTTACCTTGACGCTGGACGAATCAATCTCTCTAGTGCTGAGGCCGATCTAAACGATTCCAAGATTCCATCATCTGCAGGCGTTGCCGCATCTCGTTATATCTTTGCTCTATACCAGCAACGACTCAGTGAAGAAGCGTTGAAGTTGGCAGACAAGTATCCAATCCGTATTCACTACACACGTTAAGTAAGGAAAGACAATGACACGTAAGTTCTCCAGTATCTCGGTAGAGACTGCACTTGCCTCTAGTATCTCAAACAGTGCAACATCTATGACTGTTAGTACAGGTACAGGTTCTGCCTTACTAGGCGGAGTAACCCTTGCTCCAGGTAACGTTGATACCTTTGGCGTGGCACTAGATGTTGATACCCAAAATGAAGAGATTATCTATATCACAGAAGTTTCTGGCGATACGTTTACTATCGTCAGAGGTCAGGCTGGCACATCTGCTATAGCTCATACAGCAGGTGCATCAGTTCAGCACGTACTCAACTCAGCAGATCTCAATGCCTTTGAAGCAGGTTTAGATAGCGGTTCCGGTGGAACCGTTAGCGGCTTGCTTCTAATGGGCGGTTAACCAAACACTACAGTAAAGGAAAAAAATAAATGGCAACAAATTACAAGGTGCTAGGGCAATCGAACCCAGCGGCAACCACAGCAACAACACTCTACACAGTGCCTGCTGCTACACAAGCAATCGTATCTACAGTTACAGTCTGTAATCAGACAGCTACTGCTGGTACATACCGTATTGCAGTCCGTGTGGCAGGTGCAGCCTTGGCTGCAGCACAGTACTTGGCTTACGATGTATCACTACCTGGTAACGCTTCAGATACCTTAACTCTTGGTATCACTCTGGGAGCTACAGATGTGATTACTGTTTACTCCTCAGCAGCAACATTCTCATTCAACGCTTTCGGAAGCGAACTATCCTAATATGACTATCTCACGTATACCTTCGGTTGAAGGTGGTATTCAACCTACGCTTCTTACAGCTAAGGGCGACCTTATCAGCGCAACGGCTGCATCTACTGTAGCTCGTCTAGCAGTCGGATCTAATGACCAAATACTTGTGGCGGATAGTACCGCCTCTACAGGCTTGAAATGGGCTACGCCAGCAGCAGCAGCAAGCGGTATGACACTTATTACATCAAGCACATTTTCCAATGTTGCATCAGTTACAGTTGATAGTTGTTTTAGTTCGACATATGACCAATATGTTTTAACTTTTACAGATATTTATGCTGCAACTGGTACAGATGATGCGTATTTCCAATTTAGATATGGAAGCACCACTTTTACGGGTAGTCATTACGGTTCTTGGTTTTATATGAATCCAGTAAGTTCGGCATTTGTTAGTGGAGTTTATAGAGCAGTTTCACAATTTACTTTAGGACCAAATACAGGAGCAAGTTCTGAAACCTCATCAGGAACAATGCAAATTGGTGGCGTTGGTAAATCCAGCACATATCCGATGATTTCGGGAGTTTATGGCAATTTACAGATAGAAACTATGGCTACTTTTGGTGGTGGTGCAGGTTCTAGCAATACATTTACTGGTTTTGTTTTTAAGTCATCGAGTACAAATGTCACTGGAACAATTAGAGTATATGGATTGGCGAAATCATAATGACAACAAAAATTGAAATGATTGAAATTATCCGCGCAGAAAATCCTAATGGATTGCGTGTAGGTGATGAGGAAAATGGCTATACAGATTTAACTGTTGCTGAATATGAGGCACAGATTACTGAGTGGGCTGAAAATCGTCTAGCAAAAGAAGCCAAAATAGCCGAAGCCGAAGCACTAGCAACTGCCAAAGCTAGGTTGGCTGTCGGCAACAACGGTGAAAGCCTCGTAGCAGATAGTTCCACTTCAACAGGCTTGCGCTATAACGCAAATTTTGCAGCAGGTAAAAATGTAATTATTAACGGAGATTTTGGTATCTGGCAACGCGGCACAACTGGAACAAACCTTGCACAGGGTGTGTATCTAGCAGACCGATACACTTCTGTTTTGGGAACAGGTGGCGCTACAGTCACTTGGTCACGTCAAGCCTTTACCGCTGGAACTGCACCAGTTGCAGGTTACGAAGGAATATTCTTTTCAAGAACTTCTGCAACTTCTGCAACGGGTTCAACTTTTATGGGTCTTGGAACAAGAATTGAAAACGTGCAAACTTTTGCTAATCAAACTGCTACTTTTTCATTTTGGGCTAAAGCCGATACTGCAAGAACTGCAACTATGCAAATTGTGCAGAACTTTGGATCAGGTGGTTCAGCGGAAGTAAGTGTCACGAACCCAACTTTTTCAATCACGACTTCTTGGGCTAGGTATTCTTTTAATGTAACTTTTCCTACTATTGCAGGTAAAACTGTTGGCACTGGTTCTTATATCCAACCTTATGTTTATTACAATGCAGGACAAATAACAGGAAGCGCGACTCTTGATACTTGGGGCTGGCAGTTAGAAGCAGGTTCAGTCGCTACCGCTTTCCAAACTGCAACGGGAACAATCCAAGGAGAATTAGCCGCTTGCCAAAGGTACTACTGGCGCAATACTGGTGCTCAATATATGCGAGTAGGTATCGGAATTGGAGCGACATCGGCAAGTGCTCAAATTGTGGTGCAAAATCCAGTACCAATGCGTGTTGCACCTACCTCATTTGATTTTTCTACTTTAGGTATCTATGACCAAGTAACTCTGCTTGCAGCAACAAATGCAAGTAATGATGCTCCAGGTATTTTAATGAATAACTTGAATATCTCGGTTGCAAGCGGAGTGACGCAATATCGTCCTTATGTTTTATATTTAGGTTCAGGTTCAGGCTACATCGGATTTAGTGCGGAGTTATAAAAATGGATAAAGTAGAGTTTATTAAAGTTGTTGGAATTGACGGCATAGAAGTAGAACACGCCATCATTGACCGAGGCAACGGGGAATACACCTCAATGCTGAAATCAACTTATGAGGCTATGCAAGCGGAACAATCCACACCGAACGTGTAGCTTTAGTGCTATGGTCTACCTATGGAACTTATACCCTTAGAGCAGATCAAAGAGCAGCTTCACAATAGGTACAAGACCAGTGGGTTCTCTGAGCAACTGTTCAAGAACGACTGGCGCTTGATCCTGAGCTTGGGTTCACACCCTGCTGAGGCTACCTATGAGCAGGTCGAGAAGGTCATCCTACGGGTAACTAAGCAGTCCACCAGGGCTACCTATGTAGCACGCTACAGGAGCCTCTACAAGGCTCTTAATAAGATGAACCTAGTCAATGGCAACAACCCAGCAGATGAACTGCCACAGGTCAAGCCAGGGCGCGGTGTGCCTAAGCCTGTTACTAAGGCTGAGTATGCCAAACTACTAGCAGAGGCGAAGCCTCTCTACCACGACTGGTTTGTACTAGGTGGGATGGTTGGCCTTCGTGCTATGGAAGCAGCCAAGATTAAAGGCTCAGACCTAATAGAGCACGATGAAGGCTACAGCCTACGGGTGCAGGGCAAAGGTGGGACTGACCTAATAGTCCCAATAGCACCCAAGGTAGCTGAGATGATTATGTCCTATAAGACATTAGACAGGCTATGGCAGGTCACTGCTAACAAGTTCTCAGCAAGGGCAGCCAAAGAGATGCGTCGCATCTTAGGTCCTGATGCTAAGCATTTTCATAGTCTTCGCCATTACTTTGCAACCACAATGCTTGAGAAATCAGGCGGAGATTTGATTGCAGTTAAAGAACTTATGCGCCACACAAGTGTGGCTACAACCCAGATTTATACCCAGTTAGCACAAGGTCGAACTAGATCCCTGGTGAACCTTTTAGAATAAGGAGTAGTAGATGGCTGATAACCACGACATAACCGAGGCTATACCCTACGTACTTTCTAACCCTGCTGGATCTACTAACTACTCAGCAACAGGTGAAGCCTATGATGTCGCT